CTGTCTCCTTTATATAGTCCTTCACTTCCCTCTGCAATTGCTTTTGGAAAAAGAAACGCCGATACTTATTCCCTTTCCCTTTCAAAACAACTTCACCGATCACTATATCCTCCCACGTGAATTGCTGAAACTCCGAGAGCCGAGCTCCTGTAGTACCCAATACCTTAATGAAGAAATAGTAATCCTTGTTGAGTTTTGTTTTCAGATACTCCAGTAACCTATTATATTCCTCTTCTGTCGGCACATTGTTTACATCCAACTTGCGTTTCATTCTAGGTCGTTTCAGTTCAATAGGTTTCTTCACCCATTTGGAGAACTTCTCAATGGCTGTAATACGTAATCGAATGGTAGCTGGAGAAAGTTTTTCCTCTTCAAGGCTTTTTATAAATCGTCTGCAATTATCCATATTTAGTTCATTGGCGTATTCAAAATATTTTCTCAACGAGGTATAATAGACATCAATTGTGTGAGAGGAATAATCATTGTTATCAGTCAACCATATTATAAAATCATTAAGCAGTTTCTTATTCTTCTCTGAAATAACCTCAAGTTTCTCCAAAGGCTTTACAGCCTTTTCCCGTCGGCCATATCCGATTTTAAGATAAGACAATAAATCACAAACAGCCTCACACATAAACGAATGGCGCACCATAGCATCAGCATTTTTATGTTTATATTTATAATAACCACGACGATTGATTTCTTCGGAATTTTCAAGAAAATCAGTCACATATTTGATGTATTTCCCGATGCTATCATAGCTCCTACCCGTCGTATACAGGTAGGATATGTAATCTACCAATATTTGTTTTCGTTTATCATCCATTTTTTTGATTTGAGAGTTAATACTTCTTCCCGTGCATCTTTTCACGGAGTTCGTTATACTTCATTTTCTGCTCGATGTGCCAAAGCAGGTCTATATCTAAGTGCTTGGCAAGCCCGAAGATTGATAGTATCATATCATTCACGGCTGTAGGTAAATCAAATATTCCGTCATACCTAACAGGAAGTGTAGAGATGGAATAGATTGATTCGGTGAAAGTTTCGTCTTTACAGGCTTCTGCCATATCTTCAATACAGTCATCAATATCTCCGTTGGCAAGTTCAAGGTTTATTCCTCGAAGTCCTGCAAGATCAAGCAAGCGGATAACAGCATCAGCTAATTCTTCTTCGATTGAACCTTTAATGGTTTCGTTATATGCAACTTCGTAACCGCGCTCTTTGGGAATGTCAGAATCCAATCCTTGACAAATGCGGCTGTTAGCAATCTTCTTATTATACCGATCAACATTAGCACGCCTTCCTTTTCTATCTGCTTCCACAGCTTCCATCAGTTCAGAAATCACAAGGCAAAGAAAATGATTGTTACTTAGCTCTTGATCGTGAAACCCATGTTCACAAGCTGTTTTATATGCTTTGTCTCTTAATTCATTTAAATTCATTTTACTCATCCTTGTAATGCTTAAATATATCTATCCAATTCCTTTTCTAATAATTCTCCATCTATTTCAGGAAACAGCCTCAGAACTAAATCCAAAGATTTGCAATAATTGTTACTGTATTCTTCAGTATCCATTAATCGAAGTACCATAGAACAAAAGATACTTTTTGTGTCTTTTAATTCGCCTTTCATCAGCAATTTTGACAGTTCGATAATTTGACTAGTAGGATTATGAAAACTTCCGTTTATATATTGAAAAATTAGTCTTCCTTCAAATTGGCATATTTCACAATCTAGTTCACAATCAATGTACTCTATTTTACCATTTATGAATTCACAATAAACACATTCACTATTAGAAGCAAATAAAATTGCAAAATCATAGATATCATCACTATTACCTACAATTATTGAAGTAGATTCAAGAGTTTCCGAAACACCATTATTCCACTTTGCATCTTCAATAAGTTCCCTCACATATTCTTGAACTCTTGTGATGTTCTGCTCTATTAAATCTTTTTTACTCATAATTTCAATTCAATTAAGTTCGATTATTTTTTTGCAATATTCTCCCAAAAAACAGCACCTTCAGGAGTATTATAAAAAGGGAATGAAATAGCTAGAAACCGATGAAAGCAGCAATCAACATCTAACAAATTGTTCATCCGTTCTTCATTTGTCATTGAGAAGTCAGGACACTCAATATTAAATGTCTCATTTGCTCTTTCTGTATTATATTTCCATTGATTGAAAATACCTAGTCTTTCTAATTTTTTTATTTTTTCATTCCTCTTCATATTGATTGACTTTTAATGCTTTACATCTATAAAGGTAATCATTATTGACAAGTTTAGCAAACAGAAACTTCGCCTTTTTAACGCCATTTTATTCAGTCTTTTTCTTCAACAATTCAAGTACTTTTCTTTCCCCTTCTTTTAGTCCATCGACGTAGCCTTTTGCATGTTCACCGGCATTATATACTATAAAAGAGAGGATCAACAAAAACAGTCCGAGCGAACGATGCCAGTATAGAAGTTGGACTGTGAACGGCTTGATTGTTATAGACAAATGCCCTACATATAACAGGAACACAAACAAAATCACACATGAAATAATTGTTGTTTTCATATTACGTAAATAAACTAAGTTGGGTTGTAAATTCGGGTTTATAAATTCTAAACTTACGGCTAAAGAAAGTCTCAAAGGCTGTTACAATTTCAGAGATGGTATTATCAGTAATACCTAACAACTTGTCATCGGCAACTATAAGGGACAAAGCCTTGTCAAGAGTCATCCTCTTCTCAATAAACAGGGAATATACCAAATATCTATGAGTGTATTCTCCTGCCTTGAGTGACGCTACTTCTTCAGGTGTAGCCTTTCTCTTGTATAGCACTTTGTACCAATGCGTTTCAGCAGTACGAGCACGCTTTTGTCTCGGTAACAAGTCATAAAAAACAGCTATTTCATTCTTCTTAATAGACTTGTGTTTTTTACGAACTCCATACATTACGTAGGGAATATCCCAATCTGGATGGGTTCTTCGATATTCAAGCTCTTTCTCCCGGTCAATAAGGTCTTGTTCAAAGTCTTGTTTCATTAACCATTCCTCGAACCAGGCAGTAAGTGCTTCTTCTCGATTATAATAATCTTTTCCATTTACACATATGGGAATCATAATAACTCTTTCTATTGCATTTCACGTTTAAATCTTTCCTCTAAATCAAAAATGGTTTCTCCACTATTACGCCGATAGGGCCTATCGGTATTTAACTGAAGTTCTTTCAGCTTTTTCCAATACCATGGAAGGTACAAATACATATTCTTCAACTCCTTCAA